TTACTCTTTTGATGCAATCTGACGGGACTGTTCACGAAGTGCCTGTTTCTTTTCAAAATCACTTAAGACAACAGGAGCTTTAACCCCATTCTCATTCATATTAATAACAGCTTTGGCAAACTTTTCCATAAGTTCCGGCGGTAATGCCACCCCACCTCCACTATCTTTTGGAGTTTCAGTAAATGACATCGGTTGTGAAATACTTCCCCCGGAAGAGAATCCTGCCATCTTAGATCGTATAACCTGATTCAAGTCAAGTGTCCGGATAGTGCCGGCTTGCTGCGACTTATCAATCATGTCTAAGATGGGACCAACAGTCGGATTCTCAACTGCAGCATTACTGGCCACCCATTCTTTAGATTGTCCTGCCGGTCCCTCACCTACAATCACAGTCGGTTTATCTATAAAGCCACGGGCATCCGGATCATAATTGGCACCAGCAAACAACTTACCGTCCTGAGCACGACGTACATCTATTTTCCCCCCATCCTCTCGCCCGGTTGCTACGCGCATTCCAGAACCTTTTGAGGAACTAGTTCCACCGGAAAGAGTCATATTCTTTACTTTCTGCCGTTCCGCATTGGCAGAAGCTATTTGAGCAACACCAGTCACTCCCATGAGAGCTGCTGCCACAGCTCCGGCAATCGGACCGAGATCAGCGAAAGCTTTCATTATAGATACTGCAGTATCAGCAATAATCTGCGAAGTTTTAATAGCAAAGTTTACATCAGCATATTTTTTCTGAATATCCAGTTTCTTTTGCGCTTTTTCTTTCTCCAAGCGTTCGACCTCTTCCGTATTACCTTGTGCTGCTTCGATTTCGGCATCATACTGAGCATCCACATTGTCCATTTCCGCCTGTTGAAGTGCCTGGACAGCGCCAGCAAATAAATCAGAATAATAATCAAACTGCTTCTTGAATGAATCACGCTTCAGGTTCTGAACAGCCTGTTCATGTTCCTCATGAGTAAGAGTCTCATTGTCCAAATACTCCTTCAGTTGCTGAAGCTGCAAATCATATTGCTGTTTTTGATTCAAGAGTCCATACTGATTACGAATCTGATTGATACGATTTTCGCTATCCTGAATTAATTGTTCCTTAGCTTTCAGGTACGCAATATCAAGCTCTTTGGTCTCTAAGTGTTCCTTTTCCGCCAATTGCTTACGTGCCTCGTAAGTTGCATCAAGAACTTTCATTTGCGCTTGCAGGTCTTCCTCAACTGTCGTCAACTTAAACTGACTCTTAAAATCTTTAGTCAGGTCATTCATTTTAATTTGAATAGCTGCACGCGCATTACCGGCATCCTGTTCTGCAGATAGAACTGCTGCATTTGCCTGTTTTACAGCATCCGCCTTCAATTTCCCATTTTTCAGTTCCAAATCGTTAACATCGTTCAAATAACGCTGCTCAATAGCCAATCTGGTTTCAGCACTAGCCGAATCCAAAGAAAGAGTCAACATTGCGAACTGTTCCTGAGTTATATGTTTTGCCGCAAGCTCATTAGTAAGAAACATCTTTTGCGAAGAAGTTATTGCTTTTTCTTTCTCCAAATCATCCTGTCGCAACTTCTCAATCGCAGATACTTTTTGTTTTTCCAAAGAAACTTCAGTATCAATCAGTTTTGATTTGGCATCAACGATCTGTTTCTGATAATCAGCTTTTTTTGCAGACTTCGTAGCAGTTGCTTTAAACTGCTCAAGCAAATTAATCCGGTTGTTGTAATAAACCTGATCAGACTTTAGGATTGCAGAATTAATATCCTCTTCAGCCTGCTGTTTTTCACGACCGATAAGACGGATATCATTAATTTCAGCTTCATGCTGCGAATCCAGGTTCTTGAGTGCGACCGCATTAGGATCTGACTTGTCAGAAGTAGAATTAGTCGTAGGAAAACGTTTGTTATATACTTCTTGCGCTATTTCCCGATACTGATCTGCTGCATTTTTTTCATCCTTCAGCCACGCTGACAGCATAGACTTATTCATATTATTGAATCGCTTTTGAGCTTCTGCAGCATCATTCTGTGCTTTTATTCTATCCTTAACTATCTTATCGAGACCATCCCCCGAGATTTTATCAAGTTGAGCAGTAATGCCGGCCAACTCATCCTTTAACTCTGCAATCCTCTCCGCATTCGCACTTCTCTCGGCATCGGTCATCTCACGCATTCCCTGATCTTTAGTATTACCATATCCTGTACCACCGGCCCAAACTTTACCTCTTTTATTTTGCAGTATCAAAGATTCCATTTCGGCTTTAGCCGCTTCCTTCTTTGCCCGCAGACTCTTTATTTCCTCCCGGTGAACAAAATTCAATCGGGCCTTTTCTGCAGCAAGATAATCATAAATCTTTTGAGTGTTTACAGAGATTGCATTCCCATATTGATCCCATTCGGAAACTGCAGAAGGAACAATATTAGAGATCCGTTCAATCAAAGAATTCAACTCTTTCTGTTCTTCTGCATTTCGATTAACCTTGCCAGCCAGTTCCTCATATCGAGAGGCCATATCAGGAAGCTGCCTTTCTAAATTGACAACTTTTTCCATTTGGTCTTCAAAAGTATCCGACAAAGGCTCCATTACCTTGGTTATATCCGAAACAAAATTAGTAGCCCATGACAGTCCTTTTTTGAAAAAGCCCTCCATACGTTTTCCCATTTTATTCCAAAGATTATCTAAGGTATCCCTAAAATTAGATTCCATACCTTCAAGCTCTTTCATTTGAGTAGCCATAGAACCGGAGATACCATCCAGTTTACCCAAACTCAACAAATAGCTCTTTATTGCTTCTTCAGAGTTCTGAACTTCAGTCGTAACGCCTCGGAACGTGTATTTCACCGTGTCTCCGTCCTTGCTTGCTTTAATACCAAACTCTTTCAGACGTTCATTCTCGCCAGTCATGGCATCCAGTATGGCTTCAATAAGCTGGTCTACGCTTTTACCCTGCGATGCAGCCAAGTCACCCATATTAGTCAATTCGGTAGTCGTAGGTTTAATCCCCCTGTTTATAAGTTTGATATAGGCTTCTGTCCATTCAGCCAAAGAACCGGGCGTGTCTGCAGCAAGTTTTTGTAACATTTTCATTGCAGCAGCCGCTTTCTCCTGCGATTGAAGAGTATTACGAAGTACAGCTTCATACTTGGCGAACTCCTTTCGAGTAGTATATGAACTTTTTCCTATATCCTTCAGATACCCTGCCAGCTTCACTGTAATAAATGCCACAGCAATGGCTTTCAATTTCCCCATAGCTGTTTCCATGGCACCGAACTCCGATTTTACATTTTGTCCGGTACCCTTTAATTCCGCCAACCTTTGACGAACTGATCTTAACTGATTATTCAATTTTGCATACTCTTCAGGGTCCGCAGCTTCCGACATATTATCCAGCGTCGCCGATAATTCTTTGGCAACCTTCTTGAGTTGCCGACCGGTCATAGCATTTATATCAAGTGACCTGGTTAATTCCCCAATTCTCTTGTTATTATCAGACACCTGCTTAGAGAGTGATTTGCACACTTTTTCCAAGTTCTGATATTCTTTCGTCCCCTTCTTTCCCTGTGCCTCTAATTCAATCATCGCTGCACGCCGTTCCTTCTCTTCTTTCTTGAGTTGCTTAGTTGCTTTCGTAAGCTCATGAATATCCCTTTGGGCCTGACTGGACTCAGCGGATACAATATACCTGATTTCGTCTTCAGATAAATGCTTCTTTCCCATATCACCAATTTTGAGATTGTTCGTAAATTAATGCTTGTTCTAATTGCTCGCGGATAGAACTTCGGATAGCTTCATTATAGCCATAACGCAGTTCCGGGAAAGTTTCATGATAAAGAACTCCCCAAACAGTACGATTATACAAAGCCAAATTACTTCGGATATGACGTGATATCCGGTCGTTTCCCCGTCGATATCGAATATCAAGATAACGGAGATATGGAAAAATACGAATAAAGTATTCTTGTTTCCCCTCAGACTCCTGAATAGTAAATGGACGACGCTGCAGACTTGAGAGTAACCTTCCCGAACGGGTATTCAGGTAAGTACGGACAACCTTCTCCTGAGTCTGATAAATCAGATTAATACCTTGTGAGATTGTATCATGTACAAATCGTTGTTTGACTAAATCTTCCGAAATCATATTCGCTGTTATTTTCAGCGAATGTAACAAGGATAAAAAGGAAGGTAAAGGACAAAAAAATCCGGAGAGGAAACGATTTCACTCTCCGGAACTTTTTTATTTGGTGTTTCTCAGTTCAAGCATCCACCGGAAGTCACAGCCTGATGCCCCAGGACGGTTTTGGAACTTAAATCCTGCATCCGTCATCGCCTTAAAGATATCATCTTTTGATATATTGGCTCCTGGATCCAGTTTTTTTATAGATTCGTAAACTTCATCGGTTGTGAACCAATGTGTTGTATGCCTGGCATCCCAAGCCGGCTTAAAAGTTGCTTGCAAAGCAGCGATATAAACACTGACATCCGTTATCTTATCACTTTCCATCTTTAACCTCCTTCTTGTTTTCTGAATCCGCTATCGCAAAATTTAAAACTTGTATCAAATCCAATACATCATCACGCGAGATTGATGAAATTACAAAATCTCCATCACAATCCACTGAAAAAACATCCACTTTCTTTCCATCAGGATAGTATGACGTTTCTTTATCTACATGAAAACGATGCCTACTCATGATTATTGCCTCCTTTCTGACATTTCTTTGCCCGATAGACGCAATAAGCAGCCACCAATAAAAGAGGAAAGAAAATCAGGCCGAAACTAGTAAATCCAATAGCGCGGAAATACCAACGGTCAGAGATAGTGCGTACTTCACAATCAGAAGCTAAAGCACTATAATAACGACTTTGCAGATTATTAACTTGCTCTGTGAGAGCTTTGACATTGCTAGCGACATTGATGTCGGGAGCAGACACGACTGGCGTGTTGAGAATTTCAGTTTTCATACCTGTAGATGTTTAGCATTTCGGCAATTATAGAACACAAGAACGGCCGCCGTTTCCCGTGTCGCTAAACATCTACAGATTTCCGCCCGAAAGCAAAAGTGTAATGGGGAAAGGCAGCCGCCTATTTCGTATGTATTATTCTCCTAAAATCAGGAAAACGATTGGTTAGGGCATAAAAAAAGCCCTCGAATTTCGTGAGCATTAACCGAAGCTCGCGGTACGGATAACACTCCGCAGATGTTTAGCACTGCAAATATGAGGATAATATTTGAAAGTGCAAAAGAAAATAACCTTTATTTCTTGATTGCCATACCCGAAATAATTATACGATCCGATTCAACTTGCACCTTAAGATTGATGATACCATTTGCACCCACTACTTTTAAAGTATTCACCATGCGCTCCATAGCCATATCAAGACTAGGTGCTACATATACATATTTTCCGGTATATTGATTCCTATCAATATCAACATACATATCATCATTTCTACTCTTATTGGATTCCCGAGTAGCTTTTGGCTCTTTCCCTTTTTTCACCCATCCTCCGACCTCTGTAGCAGATACACTACCCAAAGCTTCATAATCAAAGGAAACTGAATTTGATTCCGTAACAAAAATTCCCTTATCTGTAAGTGGGGAATAATCAAGTAAAGAAGAGAACCCATAAGGCTCCGGCAGTTTGGGAGTTACACAAGCAGCAAATAACCCAACAACTAAAATTAAAAATACCAATTTTTTCATTCTGTGTGTTTTTTTAAATTATCCGGCAAAGGTAAGAACTGAAAAATCAGTAAACAAAAAAAGCGGAGTTTTTTACTCCGCTTATCTTCTATCCTTTTTATATTCTACATTAATGTAGCAGCTGCATTATTCAATTTATCTGCAACGTCTTTTAACGCATCAGACAAAATATTCAATTCCTTCTCCGTGAAAGCCACAACTTTTCCATGCACCTCATTACCATTGATTCGCTGATGAAGCCAAGAAGCTGACCTGTCAAAGTACTGCTTTGCAAACTCAGATACAGAAATAAATGGAAGAATATCAGATAGAATCTTTCGAACTTCAATCTGCCTTTTCATTTTTTTAGCGTCTTCAACTGCTTGATGAATCCGAGCAAAATCTTCATCAATAGCTGCCTGTAGTTCTTTTTGGTCTTCCGGTCGCAACGAAGCAAAAAAACGATCCATCTCCATTTCGGCCTTCTCACGGTCAACACCTTTACTTTGGAGACATGCTGTCTTCAATTTGAAAAAATCTTCTCTTACTCCCATCTTACATATTTTTTAAGGTAAAACAAATAATGAAGAAGATGAGTTCCCCACCCCGTCGAGTGGGGAACTCCCTTTCTACCGAGCAGATAATCTCTGTATCTCAAGCTTGAGATATTCAATTTCTGCATCGAGTACCGATTTCCTATAACCATGTCCAATAAGGCGGTTATAATTTCGGAGGTAGTAGTTAAGATTCTCAATTAACTCATCTACCTGCGCTTTTAGCGCTTCTTCATTAGTCATTCAAAGAGCTCTTTTGTTTGACACCACAAAGATAAAGAAATTATTATCACAAACAAAACTTTTCGATAATAATTTCTTTATCCGCCCATTATTTAACAGTTACATACCCAAAAGCAATCAAATCATTCAAAAAGTTCTCCGGTGAATCAGCTCGGACAACCTTACCGCTCTGGTCCCGATATCGGTCTGCGAAGTTGAACATATACTCCTGATCTGTACATTCGGAATCAAAACGGCTACCTTCACGAAGTTTAGATACAAAATCTGCTGCGCAGGTGGCGGTTATTGTTCCGCCATCCTGCAATAAGTAATTTCTATTATTCATTATCTACTAAGTTTTTTAGTTCTAAGTTTAAAGTATGTTTTCTGGTCGTTAGTCAAGAAAGGCAAATTTTGAAGGGGCGTTCCTGCTTCAACCTTTGCATGTTGTGCAAAGGTAATCATTCGGGAAAGGAAAAGAACCCAGTTGCTCATCTTTGTGAAATTTGTAGAACCTCCGTGTTGGCGAAATTCTACTGTCCGGTGACGAGCGTAAGCTTCAAGGTTAACTTTGTGGTAGCGGTTGTTTCCAAAAGCTGCCCGAAGGTCGTCGGTGGTATTTGCCTCTAAAATCCGCCTTTCGGAAATTCCGCTCAAGCTTTTGCAATAGTAATTATCTCTGCGAGTATTCGGCATGAAAGCGTTGATTACACTTTCCATATTTTTATAGCTAAGTGCAAGGTTTTTCCAAGTGTTCATTGTAAAATCTGCCGCATCCATGTGTACGTGCAATCCGCAAGAATCGTTTACTTTTACGTTGCAAAAGTCAAGTACCCAGCATACCTTTTCTAATTCTCTCAATCCGCTCTCTCCTTCCAATATCGGACTTACAAGCTCGAAAGTATCATTTCCTCTAAGGCTGCTGTCTGTCACCAGTTTCCAATGGTTTCTGGTATCGTGATTATATCCTTCAACTGCAACGTTTATCCCAGCTTCCCGAAGTTCCCTAGCAAGACGTTCGCGAGTACAATTGTATGCTTCAATCTCAATCCCAAAATTGCGAGTAAAAGTATAATCAATTTCCGGTAAGGAAGAGGTTGTTCTAATTGCCGGTGTAAAAGTACCAGCTTCAAGCATCCTCTTATATACGTTTTGAACGAAACCGTAGTTTCCGTTTGTTACAAGGTCTGCAACCTGGCGTCTAGTCAACCCTAAAAGAAGCAATTGTTGTATCTTGCTAGTCTTTGTTACTCTCTGATTTAAAATATTATTAATTTGCTCATTCATAATGTTTTATCCTTTATTTTTTGTACTTCAAAGATAACACTATAACCTCAAACAACGTAGCGATAATCAATTTACTATCAACCACTTAGCTTTGTTTAGCTTGAGCTAAAAAAGGATTAAAACAAGGAGAATAGACATAAAAAAAGCCCCCGCAAAGCGAGGGCCATCTTGTCAAAGACAAGCAAACTTCTACGACGCAAAGTTACTACATCTTTCGCGACCTATATACTAATCGACTAACAATAATAAGCACAAACAATAAAATAACCCCGATAGCCCACCCGCCAAGCTCCATCTTAATAGTTTGCCAGCGAGTCAACTGTTTTTCAACCGGATAAGGAACTTGTACCGAATCCGTTTTAACTACCGTATCAGTCTTATTGAGGTATAAAAATTTATATAAATATTTATATCTGTATTGGTACACAGTATCACCTTTAACAAGTATATAGACACTATCCTGATTAAATACACTGTCAATTCGGATGCTATCATGAGTTTTATATTCGGTTCTCACAGTTTCAACCGGTACGTATTGAACCCGGCATGAAGCCAACCATATTCCAGACATTAGAAACATGGCTATATAAATCAGCACTTTCATGGTCGGACTACTGTATTACGCAAGAAGTTGGAAAACTCGGAACGTACATCAAAACAGGGACATGCTTTTATATACTCAGCCGGCTCTATCTCCCCGCTGCCATCCAAATCCGGAGAAGTATCACGGTGTCCGAGCACTTCAATGATAGGATATTCCTTACAGATCTTCGCGACCAACTCACGCAGTGCCACCTTTTGGGCCGGTGTACGTGTATCGGAAGGCTTTCCGGATGCGTCTAAGCCACCGATGTAGCAAATACCAACACTATGCTTATTATACGAAGACTCTGAAAATCCCTTCGTATTGCAGTGCGCTCCGTCAATGCTTAGCGGTCGCCCATTCTCAATCATTCCGTCAAGACCAATAACAAAGTTATACCCTATTTGATTAAATCCTCTTTGTTTGTGCATACGGTCAATGTCCTTTGCACGCAAATCCTGCCCAGCACGTGTGGCTGAGCAATGAATGATAATCGCGTCAATTTTCTTCATTTTTTATCCTCCTTATCTTTGGGGTTAGTCATAATTCTTAATGAACAATCGCTTTTATAGCACTTCAATCCTTTATAATAAATCAATTTAGATTTAAGCTCTGCAATCTCATTACACTTAGAGTTTATTACTTCCGTATGTTCTCGAGAATCGCTCTGAACTTTTGAAAGCAATTCAAAATAATCTGTTTGGAACTTCGTCAACTTGGCAAGTAAATAATCATATTGATCCTGCTGCAAATCAATATCCTTATGTTTTGCTTCAGAAGTAGCTGCACTTGCTTCAGCCCGTAACTTATCTCTTTGAGTTTTATAATAGATGAATTGGAAGATATTTACACCACTCAAAGAAGCAACCAAAACACCTAATAACCAATCTGCCATCACTCACGTATTATTAATCGTTTCAAATTAAATAAATCACTCCCCTCTCTTTCAAACATCATCGTCCAACCGACAGAAGCAAATTCTTTTGCTACAAATGGGCGAATCTGGCATGCTCCTGACAATTCTTTTAGCCAAGGAGTAGTTCTCTTATCAGAGATCATAGCAATCCGTAACTGTTGCAGCATGGCGAGAGTACGCCTTGATTGTATAGCTTCCTCTATCAGATCCATTTCGGCTGATTTAGCCGCAATGGTAACAGCCATTTGCACTTCATCCTGAATACTATTCCTTTGATCACTCTTAGACATGATATCGCCAACTTCAACAAATAAATAGGTTCCAGAAAGAATTCCATCAACACGCTGCTTAACCGAATCGAAACTCTGTCCGAAAACAAAATGATCCAATCCTTGAATCCGGGAAGAATCTGGCAAATTTTTAATCTCTTCCTGAATTGCAATATATTCAGGAAGATCGCTTCGCCCCTTGGCGAAAATCTCAAGCACCTTACTATGATTCGGGAACTGAGCATAATATTTTAGAATCTCAAAAATCATATAATTTGTTTTATTAATGAAATTGGCAAGCCGGTATTCTTAGCGATATCCCCAAATGAAATTTCTGAAAAATTCATGCTCTGTACTGTCTCTATGAGTTTCTTACGTAAAATTGTGAGATACTTGATTATATTCATCTGCTCAACCGTTGAGATATCCCCCAGACCATCGTTACTCAAATTATACAGCGATTCGAGTGCCCCGGTTGTTATTGAACTTTTCTTCTCACTCTCACCGGCAACCAATATACGAAACTGAGTAGCAGAAAACAGATAATTGACAAATGATGAAAAATTAAATGCTATACTTTGCAAAGTCTCATCAGGCAATCTTTCAAATTCCTTGGCCAATCTATGCGCTGATTCCGAATCATACGGTCCCGGATGATATAAAATAGCAGCAAGTAGTGGCAACATTTCCTGTCCACAACCCAGCAGGGAGCGAGCCTCGATAAACTGTAAAGCCACAAGAGAACAAGTCAGCTGGTTAAAGCTAGTATCAATACTATACCCGGAATACAAATGACCTTGTATAGAAACAAATGGAACTAATTGCGCACAAAAACAGCCATTCAAAACAAACTTGTAATCCAATTTTGAAAGATAGCGGGCAATTGGCAGGTTTAATCTTTCCGGTGGTGTTTTCTTAGCTTTTATATAGTCCGCTTTAGACAGTTCCTGAAGAGCGGCATCATGATCCGGATACGACACCCGGAATATAAAGTCTACTTGTTCTCCCAACCACACAAGATTAGACCAGGTTTCTTCATCCTTATATTGTTTCAAACGCCTGGGATCCCAGCCCATCGCACGGCATACATGCTTAATCTGCAACATACCAGGTGAAAGTTTTCCTTTTGTGACCAAATCCATATCAGCCATAATTCCTTCAAACATCGCTGGAGTCAGTTCCTCCCATGCATTCGGTATTCCAAATTTATCCTGATGTACATAAAACTCAATCATGGCATTAATTGTATTTTATCTTCCGGTTGATTAAAAGATGTTTCAGTCTCGATATCCGTACTCTGCGAATCGGATAATAACAAATCAATGTCTTTAATCAAGGCATTAGCCTGATCCTGTAACTGTGCCGACAAAACAAGCAGTCTTTGCTGTTCATCCCTGCCGGTTCTGCTCGCTTTCGAATCATCAAAAAGGTTCCGGATAGTGGATGGGAACTCTAAAATGTCGAATCTGGTTAAGGCAATAGCTACAACCTTCTTTGCGAGAGCCCGATTAACCAATGACATAACGGATGGATTTTCCTTTGCACGTTCGATATAACCGGACAAGCTTTCATCCATTACTTCAACTTGTATAGGAATACAACGAAAGAAAAAAAGATACGACAAATCAATACAGTACAGCATATCAAACTCCTCCGTTGTCTTTATCTGCAACTTATCAAGCATTTTATAATACCTAGTATCTTCCCACCCTAAATTTTTAGTAGTATTCAAAAGCGCAATGAGCGAATCCATCGCATTGTAATAATTCTCATAATATGCTCTCCGTATGGCTTCCTGTTCAGACTTGTAAATGTCTATTTCCGCTTTTCGTTTCCGAAGCACATCAAAAACGGTGTCATTAGCCATTGTAAGATTAGCCAATGCCGTACGAAGATAATCGTACAGTTCGCCTTCTCCCTGTTCTATGATTTTTTTATATACGGGAACACTCACAATGTTCGCTATTCGCTTATAGGCAGTAACGGCATGGCTATTAAGCAATGTAAGGTTTGTATTTGAATCAATACCAGGAACAAACTCCGCAAATCCTGCAATGTCAGTAAATAAGTCTTTCAGTATCATGATTGTTGTTTATTTAATCGTTCATCAGGGGTAACTTCTTCTTGCCGGCTAGGTGTTTCGCGATAGAACCCGAAACGATATCCCTTTTTATACAACTCGGGGAAATTGATCTGTATAGCCATATTGAAAGGCTCAGAACATATCTCATCGTCCGGTGTGAGCGACATTAAATAAATTAGATAATTGTAGTATACGTCAGCCCCAGACTTCGATATGACCCCATCCTTAGAAACGCTCGAAATAGAGGAATCAAGTCCAACAGAAGAAAGAAGAACTTCATCAGCACGTTTGTCGTAGGTGATAAGAGCGTCAATATACTCTTTGTATTTCAAGTCCAATACCTCAAATTTCCAACGTTCTTCTTCACCGGAACCGGCTTTAAAACTTATGGTCGCATAAGCTTTCCCCTGATTGTCCGCTCCGGAGAGATAGTCGCTAATATTGCGAAGCTCCTGTTTGAGATATTTCAGAAAATACGACTCCTTATAAGTAGTCCCAATCTCAATCCCATTATAAGTCAGAAACGGTTCATTCTTTCTCTTCCGTTCCTGGTTCTCATTACATATTTTGGTGATCTGAGCACGTTTGGACTCCACCCACGCATTCGGAATGATAATGTGAATTTTAGCAGCCAATGAATTTCTCAAAAAAGAGTTTATGTAATTAGCTGTATCATTTGAACCTTTAATGTAAGCCTTGGTTCCTTCATGGGTTTCGTTTACTCCATAGAACTCACTAACAGATTTTTCCCGATGGTGAGATATTGCAGCATACTTAATATTCCGGATATCTTTAAGCACCAGACGTGGGTAAAACAGATACTTAGAAACGCCATAACTCCAACGGCCAACCGCTACATGAGTGAGGTCCTTATAACTGATCAGTTCTGTGACAACATCTCTTTTTTGAGTAGCCAACCGACAGCGCCTATTCTCCATCAACTCAAGACCGGCAACCGGGCGTTGCCCTCCTATACGGTTGCCAAGTGTCATGCGCCACTTCACGAAGTAGTCTCGGAAATAATAGTAATTCTTTATATTTCCCTTTGCAACCTCTTTGTAATCGGATTCCAAACCACGATCGGTCCAAGATTCAAGCCAAGCAGTTATTTCCGGACACTCTGTCCACTCCTTAACAAGTTTCCCATCCTTTATGCTTTTAATGTATATAGCTGGTCCGAGCCCATATAACATGTTGACCTGTTTGGTTATCAATCGAGGCAATAAACGATTCTTCTTGATATCGCTCTCCACTTCCTCACATTTCATATTATTCGCTCCACGCGAGCACACATTAAACCCTCCGATTGATTGCCAATTATAGTCAGCAGGAAGGACTGTATTTGAATTCACGAATCCCGGATCCTTTAACCCTGCTGTAGGATTCGTCCCCAACTGAAAGGAAATAGTATTGCTAGTGTCCATATAGCAACCATAATTACCCAACATTTCTACACTATCGCTCATAACCAGTCTATTTTATGCAGTTTATATCCATCTTGAGGAAACCCCATGTAACGAATAAGTATACGATAACACATCTTGGGATTACCATCCCGATCATTAAATAGAAAGAAGTTATCACTGTCAATACTAAACCTCTCCTCCGGAAGTTGTGTCCTAAATGTACAGCCCTCTTTTACTACCAACTTCTCGGATGCCTCTCCCCTCTGCCGGGAATAAGGAAAGAAAGCAATGGTAAAGCAGCCATTTGGCAACTTTGATATCTCCTTCGCCCATTGCAGTGCAACCATACCTGTCATCGTCGTTTCCATGCCCGAAATTATCGTTTTTGCTCCCCTCTCGAAAGGACGTACCCCGGCGTCTGTCATATTTCCTGACAAATGTGTTTTTGTGCACCTCAAACCGGTTTTTCAGCGGGGCGTGGAGAATTTCGCCTCCCGTTTTTTCTTATTTTTGTTTTCAAAACGTCTTTTCTCTGATAAATAAGCGTTTAGATATAAAATCAATGTCAAAAGCATGGTATTATACAAGATTCGCGGGTTATTATATCACTCCAGTACGCATATTATATCCCCATATTTTCGGGCAAATCATCCGGAATGTTCCTCAATTCACCTTGTATCCTGTCACCGTACAATCCAAAAAGCAGGTAGATAAGTGCAGAAGGGAGCTGTGTTGTTAGCCCCGCCTGGTGTTTTAGCGGTACTTTAACTTCAGAGGACTTATCCAGTTCAACACGTCCGTCTGTTTTCTTCAATGGAGACAAAGGAATAGCACTACAAAGATTCGGGCATTCATTCTCATCAATCCGACATACAGGTAATGCATTACTTCGCTCACCAAACAAAAGTAATAGAAGTTTAAATTGCTGCCAATGGTAAATAGTAGACTGTCCTTCGTTCATGAGTTCAACAGAGAAGCCGTAACTTTCTAATTCTCTTTTCAATATACGTGCGTCTGATGTTATTTTTTCCAGGTCTTCCCGACGTTTATTTGCTGCCCGGTCATGATAAAGTACAATCTGTTTATTAATCGCATCATTTCCGAAAAACTCAAAGATTTGTCTTGCCAGTTCCGGCTGCTCTGCCGGATAATAACAAGTAAACTCTTTTATAACCCGAAGTTCATGACCATAATCTTTCTCTTGAGCAGCAACAATACTGGAGAAGTGTCCGGGATCGTAGCCAAGAAGAATTCGTTCACGTTTATCATAGTATTTCAGATATCTGGAGGTTAAAACAAAGTGTTCACGCAAATCCAACTTCAAAATTGATTCATAGCGATATCCATCAGAGAATTGATGTTTATCTTTTCGATAGTTGGCAAAGAATTTATTAACAACTTCCTTCTTCCGGATTGCACAAATTGAAGTCAGGAACTCATCAATGTCAAGCGACTCCAACTGGGTACGGAAAAACTTAGGTCCAAGTATGTCTTTATTTGCAAAAGAAGAAGCACGGATATAATAACTCGCATTTCTACGCATATCTGCAAGACGTGGTTTCCAAATTCCTACAACACGTTTCGCTTTTTCTGTTTCCAAACGTAGGGATTCAATGATAACAGGGTTCTTTTCCTCTCTCATTCGATGATTGTTTCGATATATTTTATATAAAGCAGCATGCAAATATAAGGCAGCGGACGCAATCTCATCAATAAGTTCATGATTGACATTATTCTCGTATTCTTCATACCAATTATCTTCTCCTAAATCCAAGCGGGCCGTATCGGACACGCCTGTTATTCCCTGATAATAAGGAGACATTCGAATAGAAGCGGAAGAGCCACGCAAAGAAGGAAACAAACGAGTCTTTAATTTCTCTCCTTTATTATGTTTCATCTCTTCTACAAAGGCATGTACTCCACTTCGTCCAGCTACAGACTCTGGCTGATCAGAACTAACCATCTGAAGATGGTGACCATTTCGAAATAAAATACTATGTTTCGGATAAGCAATTGGATACCGTGGCTTTCTAAAATGAGAAGGTATTTTTGTTTCACCTACAATATAGTCAATACCATATTCAAGCATAGATCGTCGACCATCACCCACTGGCTTAGAAAAATACGCTTGGATATTAGGCCAAACATTCGTCATAAGTGCTACATACGTTTTATGAACTAAGAATGAAAGTTCTCCAGGCATATCATTTGCAACTCGAATGATACGTGGTCCCATCACGCCCTCCGTTTTACCTGTTGCACGACCGGCTTCTACAATAAGCACATTCGAATCAATAACATTCGCTCTGATCTGCATTACATTCTGATAACATTCTTCAAACGTTGCAGTCAAATCTAAAGTCGTAGGGCTCGCTCCAAGCGATTGTGACGACTGTGTATAAAGTTCTATTCCCATATTACTCTCCTGTTTCTTCAGGTTCAACAATCTCAGCTTCCTGAATATCAGCATCACGCAACAAACGTTTCTTATCAGCCTTTTCAACGGGAAGAGAATCAATAAGGTTGATATAGAACCCCTCATTGTTTTTGCGGGCTATCTCCTTAATTGATTTCTTTTGGAAACCCAACTCTTCCGGAGTAAGATTTGGAGATATAAGAAATACAATACCAAGGTCACGATCCGCTTCTGCTATTTCCGAGGCTCTACGCCGACATTCCAAAGCAGCATTGTAACATTTCTCCTGTGTCTTATAATCTCCCCGTACAGCGCATAATTTCGCTAAATCTTCGTATTTGTCTGCATAGTTAGACTCCCACACCTTGATGGATACATTATTATCAATATTAAAGTAATTTATAGCAGCATAAATACGAGCTTTACAGGTTCGTTCATCAATATTAATCTGCTGAGAAGCATTAATTCTCTGCCGCAATAATTTAGCTGCACGAGTAATATTTCTCTCATACTCAAATATCTCCGCAGCCCATTGCAGCTGCTTTAAAAATAGCCGAATCTCCTCCGGAATTCCTGAACAACGTCCAGTCGTCAGAAACTCGGAAATCAAATCGGGATGTATCTTATCAAGGGTATCTAATTGTGTCATACTCCAAACAATTGTTTTCGTAGGTCTAATTCAACACGTAAATTCTTACGTTCCTCTAGGGTATTAATAGCATCAATGTCTCCAGATTCAGCTTTTTTCGCCAATTCTGCATCAATATTATATTCTCCTAGAGCACGCCCATTATTATAAGCGTCATAATACACATCACCAACAAGGGTAATCCGGACGGTCAATGCCAGCTTCTCTTTGCCACGAAGTCCAAGAAGACTGCAGATACGTTGTGGAGTGTATCCAAGTGCGCCAAAAGTGCGCACCTGCGATACATATTCATCACCAACTAGAGCAGCATTGTCTACGTTAGAAGTAGGTGCTAGTTCATCATTTATAAACCCCATGTTCTATGTCATCTATATATTTATAAATCTGAAAGATAACCTGTGGAACCATCGCATTCCCATAAGCTTTTATTGTTTCTGTACGCCATCTAGTATATGCTGAAGATTTTCCGGTCCAACTGACTCCTTTAAAAATGGCATCAACATCCAACAGTTCGGAAATCCCATCATTTCCTCGACAAACAGGGGGTTGAGTTGGGAAGTCTTTCCAGTTCCATAATTGGCGTGTACTTCCCCTCTCAAACTCGCACGTTGAAAACATTCTTTTGTTCTTGTCGAACCTCCCTTCCAATCTGAGGCTGTAGGAGTATTCATTAAACGAGCTAGTCTTGCAAGACCAATGCTCCCATTCTGACCATTCTGATTTATCTTTCTCAAATGTCCTGTTTTTGTCAGAATAAACTGGTCGTTCTGTCCTATCACTGCACCAACTGAACTGTCCATTGCTTGCGGAGTAGGAAAAAGCTCCTGAGACACATACTCGGCTATCCTCTGTTGATTGTCGGGAGTTCTTTTCTTGTAATCCGAAGCTATCATTGTGTGCAATAAACCACACCCTATCTCTTTGATGGGGCGCACCGACGGAACAAGCCGGTATAACAATCGGCTGGACGGTATATCCTTCACATTCAAGGTCACGACAGATGGTTTCAATAACGAATTCCTGTTCAAGTAAAGTTTCCTTGTTACCTTTTTCATGTTCAATAGACGATGCTTCCACGTCAATCTCCTTACCGGGCTGTACCATCGATATGATCCCAGCAACATTCTCACCAATAACCCAACGTGGGTATATTTCCCGAATGGCACGTCTAAACTCTGGCCAGAGATAGCGGTTATCCTCTGTTCCTTTTCTTTTCCCTGCAACACTGAATGGCTGACATGGGAATCCTCCTGAGAGAACATCAATTTCTCCACGCCATTTTTTAAAGTCGGTTTTTGTAATATCTTCATAACTTTCTGATTTTTCAAACCAATAATTCAATACCTGTCTACAAAATGGATTAATCTCACAATGAAAGGAATTTTCCCAACCTAACCAATAGGCCGCCAATTCAGGCGCACCTATACCACTAAAAAGCGACGCATGTTTCATATCATTTTTCGATTATAATCCACAAATCGCACATGTCGCTTCATGTGTCAAAAGCTCTCCACCACGTAATAACAGCACTGGTTGTTCAGGAAACATTGCCCGATATCGAGACACGGTTGCAGAGACATACCGTGGATCTATTTCCATCGCATAGCAAATTCGATCCGTTTGTTGATAAGCCATGAGTGTAGAACCGGATCCGGAAAAGAAATCTGCTACAATCTGTCCTGGCGCACTAGAGTTGCAAATAGGATATGCCATTAATGCTATTGGTTTCATAGTGGGATGGATGGCGTTTCGTTGTGGTTTATCAAAGTTCCAAACTGTCGTTTGTTTCCGATCTGAGTTCCAAAAATGTCCGGCTCCCGGTTTCCAACCATATAAACATGGTTCATGCTGCCATTGATAGTCTTGGCGTCCCATGACCATTGAATTTTTTACCCAAACACAACACTGCGCTATTTTAAACCCAACTTTTCGTAGAGATGTACGAAAGTTTTCGCCCTCACTATCCGCATGAAATACATAATAGGAACCGCCCGGTTTCAAGATTGAAAACATTACAGTAAAGACTTGACGTAGGAAAGTGGCGAACAAATCATTTTCCATTGAGTCATTCTGAATCGTAAGTTCATCTTCTGTCCCTCCCTGGTAAGCAACATTATATGGCGGATCTGTTACAAGCAAATCTGCGTATTGCCCATTCATTACGGTAGAAACATCTGCTTTTGAACGACAATCTCCACACATCAGGCGATTATTGCCAAGCAACCAAATATCACCAGGCTGGGCAAAAACAGAGCTAGAAGACTCATTTTCATCAAAAGGAACAGAAAATTCAATATTATCCTCCTGAATAGTTTCAGATTCATGTTCTTGAGAGAACAAAGGAGTCCCAATAGAATAATCGACTGCTTTTACCTCGTAACCAAGGTTAAAACGTTCTATTGTGTCGTTATCTATATTATACTTTTTAAAAAGCAACGTATCGGGATTCTTCGTTGCAAACTCAGAGTTATACGCTGCGATTTCTTCGACAGCCTCTTTTTTATCTGCCGCGAAAATAGGTTCATAGGGTATTTCAGGTATTGTGAATCCTGATTTTCGCAATGCGAGTAATGCTTTACGCCGCTGATGGGCATCAATAATCCAGAGTTTCCCATCCGGATCCTTCCAGGCTTTAAATGCATACTTGAAACCACGGGTGATAATAAGCATCTGCAGTTTCGATAGTTTATCAGGATCCGATTTCTTGAAATCCTCCTGAAGCTCTAAGAATGAATCCAGCGGGGCAGTTGGTAAACCACCCAAATTAAATACTTCTATTAGCTTTTCCATAATCTACTTTGATTCTTCGAGAATTGATTTAAATAAGGCTTCCCGGTCACGAAACCGACGAAGGTGTTCTTTATCTTGCGACCGTTTACTTTCACGTTCAGGTCGTTTTAGAAAGGATTCGTATCTGCGAATATTATCGGAGCAGTTCTTATATCGGCGAAGGAATTCCAAAGGATCGGATGCTCGCAAACGTTCTAGTTCAGCTCTTTCAGACCGATGAACAATCAACGGATGTTTATACCTAAATATTCCAGTGTCGTTGTACGTTTGCAGCTCGGAGAATGCCAACAAGTTACGAATTCGGAGTTCAGCCATATCAACGACTGCACGCTTAGTCGGTTTCTTATCTAGCAATTCATCGAGCTGCTTCATTTTTTTCCAAGTCACTACACGATCATTATATAGGATCGTAGCTATTTGGACGTTTTCGTCTTCGAGGTCTTCCCAGTCGATTTGCGGATACTCCTCGTGCTTTTGCTTTTTGGAACTACCTTGGTAGGTTCTTTTTTTTTCTCTTCCTCTAAGGCTTGTTCAGCCTGTTCTGCACGTTCTTCTGCTTCTGTTCTTGCATCCTGCTCTGCCTCGAGCTCTTCTTTCAGTTCCTGATTCTCTTGCTCCAAGGCTTCAACTTGTTCTGCAGCTTGAGACGCACATTTCTCCGCCTTTTGCTCTTTCTGCTTATACAGTTCCGCTTCGGCTTGCTTTTCGTAAATCTCGGCATCGATCTCGAATGGGTTCTTTTCCCCTTGCATTGAAGTTCTTTCCACTGCCCCTTCCTTAGCAACCAAGTCAGTTGACGTATTTCCGTCATGGGAATCTTCAGTTTCTGAAGAACGGACAGGAGCTCCTCCTGATCCTTCTGAATTGTCAGATAACAATTGTTGAGAAACATCAAGTGCGTTCCCGGCTTTATCACAATTTCCCGAAGTGTCCCCTCCTGATTGAATTTCTGATTCAGCACATGTTCCACTGGTATCAGATATATTCTCTTCTCCATTTGTTCTTTTGTTTTTTTCACTTTCACGACGATTTATCCGGATAGCATCCTTTGACTTTAAGTCTAACAATGTATACAGAATATCATCTGCATAACGTTGTGGGTTACGTACAAACATCTTAAGTTTAGGATGTTCTGGAGCAGCAGCCTGAAGCAGGGCTAAATCTGCTCCAGCTGCCGCTGAATTACGTAACTCATTAAAGTATTTCATTTTCTCTTTAAATCCGTACATAACTTATGCTGTTTGAATTCGACTTCCAGAAACTTCAATGAGAGTAGCAGGGTCCAAGATCCGGAATGTAATGGAAGAACCAGCCTTCGCAGTCCAAGTAACCCCATCTTCCAAGATAAATGTCGAGCCATCCGCTATTGTCGCTGCCTTATCAGTTCCAGTACCGTTTAGGGTTATATGCCTGCCTTTATCATTATTTGTTAAGCCTGTAACCGTTTCAATTGTATAAGCAGCCTCCGCTCCATTCGGAATTTCATAGGAATTGGCAGTAGCTTTAACAGTTAATTCATTAGTGCCAGGTGTATGCACTTCAGCCGGAGCTTTTATTATATCACCCACATACTTGTAATACTGCATGATCGAAGTACGCTCAAATGTAAATGTAATATACCGACCATCTTTATCATTCTTTGCTTCATATGTTTTCAGCACCATAGGTCTGTCATACTCGCCCAAAATATACCATTGATCCTCTCCTATCTCCTTGAATAGAATTATGAACTTACCGCCCGCATGTCCCTCTACAAAATTAAGCAGCTGATCACGCATACCTCCCATTATAGCGACAAACTGATTGGTTCCTGAAGTAGTTATATCTCCTTTCTCTCCATTCGCGACATAAGTTGGAATATCGTGTGCCTCAAAATATTGCATATATTGCCCGGCAAGCATTGGGATTGTCGCCACCTCCCGGTTGGCATTTGGCTTAGGAAACTTCACATTTGGATTTACCTGATGAACGTCAACCAAGTAAATTTTATAGGCAATATTGGAGCCATGAGTTACTCTATCGGACACATCATCTATACTACCAATTGCCATCATACTGGCCAAAGAAGTTCCTGAAAATCCTGTCATACAATACATCGAATGAGTAGAATCCAAAAACATACCAATTACAAAAACAATGGCAAAAAGAAGAGTCAATGATAAGAAAAGTCTCATCTGCATTTTATGTGCATATTGATTTCCTTTCTTATAAGGATTATTAATTTTTTTAGCTTTCATAAAACATAATTTTTGTGATTAAGAAAAAAAGGGTGGGCAGAACTCCCACCCCATGAAAACAAACACCTATAAAAAACGAAAAAGAACTATCTCACACCTGGAAGATTAGGCTGCAAATCCGCGTTCACCGTACGAACTCCTCCAACGCAACGTTCCAATTCACGGAAATTTCCTTTGCTATTCAAAAGAACAAGGATATAATCCCCAACTTTTGTTGGAGTGTAATCCGATGTAATATCAGTGAACTTACCTGATTTTGCAATGGTAGACACGTTAGTCGTAGAACCGCATTCAATAAGATATCCCACCCCTGCTTTGGCATTCGTTATATCCGTAATAACCGTTTCCTTAGTATTTTCTACAGTAACATGCCAAAAGCCTTCCTTTGCATCAATAGTAATAGCATCAGCAGCAACATCAACAGAAGGTTTATTCATGAAAATCTGTTGCCACTCATATTGGTTAGCAATAAGTTCCTCACGAGTCTTGAACCGGCGCCCCAAGAAAGCTGCTGCTGTACCTTCTTTCCAAGTTGACCAGCATTTCACCATCTCCATGTCATCTTTCGCTTTGAAAGCCATCATTTCTCCAGGAATGTATTCCAAGAACTGTAGATTACCCGGTACATCAAGAAACATCAAACAGCTCTGCCCCAAGTAAGGCAACCATTTAATGGTAAGTGATGTATCGGGAACAACATTCAAATAACTTCCGGGACCTGTAAAATCAAGATCTTTGCCATATTTAGCCCGACAGCCTTCCTTCCACCAAGATTGATGCAGACTATTAAGGTAAATGACGTGTTGGTCCAAATCCATGTCTTCCGTACATCTTTTAATAATATCAGCTACAAATTCTTTCACTGCATCCACCATCGTTTCTTTTGTATAAGAACGGTAAGAAGGGTCATCATGCAAGAGTATCTTGTTCTCATGAAAATAACGAATCAAGGTATAGACAATACCGGTAGAAGCATTCAAAAAGTGGGAAGGAATACCTGTTTCCGGTTTCGCATAAATACCACGAATACGGCGTTTGTTTTGTTCTACTTGCGCAGTTTCCAAGGTATTGACAATACAATATTCAATCAAAGACCATTTAATCGGATCGGAACCCTCTTTATTGAGATAGCCGATATACATTCGTTCCAACTTCTTCATCGGTCCGAACTTCATCTTAATCATCGCGTCGTCAACGTGACCCATCTCATTTTCGAGTTTCATTCCACCCTTCCATACTTCTCCTTCTTGCCATCCTTGAGACACCTCGTCAAAGAAGGTATTGAAAACAAGATCATGGTCTTGAACACCATAGCGAACTGGAAAGAACTGAGATAATTCGCGTTTCTTCAACACGCGGGCAATCAATGCATCCTGCCGACGAATTACATATTGGTCACCGACTTTCGCATCGTCAACACCACCCAAATCCGTCGAGAACTCACCTGATGCCAATTTAACAGGATCAAGCAAATGATTTTTATTCAAGTATTCATACCGTCTTGCCAAAGATTTAGAATATGCAGACACTTCTTGATAAAAAGCCTTTTCTTCTCCTTCATCTATCTTAGTAGAGGAATAGTCGGGATTTTCAGCAATCTTGTTCCATCTCTTATTCATGTCAAACATGGGAACTTCGATACCGAATAAATGGCTTTTGGTTGTTCCTGGACCATTGATTCTCATTATTGTAGCAGTAGTTACGACAGCAGTCGCGGCGTCTTCCGCTGCCTGATCAGACATTTGTTTTACCAGCTCTTGTAATTGACCGTTTTGTTTCACAACACTTCTCGTCAGAGACAAAAGATCTTCAGCCGTAGCTTCCGTTTGTTTTGTGGATTTGTCTTCAGGAGCATCCACATTCTCTTTAGGAGCTACAATACCAGCTAACAAAGACTTCATTTCATTCATATCTTCTTGCGACAAACGTGGTTTGGAATCAGCATCCATGTCATCACGAAGATTAGCTTGAAACTCTTTCTGATAGCGATTGACAATCGCTTCAACATCTTCTGAGGTCAATTGATTGTTCTTAGCTTTATCCGATAGCTTTAGAAATTGTAAAACAGTTCGGAGTCTTTCTCTTAAATCCATAGTTGATTAAATGTTAAATTAGACATACTTATTTATTTTATTTCGAAGGGTAATGCTGTCCAAGTATTCCCGCCCACGCGAATTTGCGTGGGCGATAGCTTCAGGAAGGGTCATTATAGAATCAATCAACCCTTTATCAATCGAATGTTGAGCATCAAAAGTTTCGCCCTGGAACACTGGATCATCTTCCGACAAACCAGCAAGTTGAGGACGAGATAATTTTACTTCGCTTAAAAACTGAACAGTAAGTGGATCCAGCACTTCTTCTATATATTGTTCCGGACGCCCAGCACATAAATCTTCGAATTTTTTATTTTTAAGCGGAGACAGACTCGATTTTTCTTGAACAAGTTTGATACCTAGTTTCTCATAATAAGCAGAAAAATCATAAAAGCCTATCATTGTACCAATACAGCCAATCTGATCGTTTTTCGTTAATGCATGTATGCCATTAGCACTGTGACAAGCAATGTAATATCCGGCAGAAGCACAATATTGCTCAACCAAGACTTCTATCGGCTTCTTCAGCGAACGCATCGTTTCAGATAACCGATCCAAATACCAGGCTTCCCCGCCACCGGAATTTATATGAAGAAAATGTACAGAGATGGAAGGGTTATTCTCTGCAGCAATCAAATCTCTCTCTAATTGTTTAGAAGAGAAATACCAGGAAGAACTGGATGTGATTGTTCCCCAAATCCTATGATAAGCAATAGAACCTTCCGGCAGTTCTCCTGACAGAAAATCATTAGTCAAGTTGATACCTTTAAGTTCTGCAGTACCTTCCAGTTCCTTTTTTAACTTAGCAACCGCATTATCTACCTTTTCTTTATAGGTTGGTGGATTTGCAAGAAAAAAAAAGGATCCAGGTACCGGATTCTTTTGGTCTAAAACGGGAAAACACTCCATCATAGCAGTAGCATACGCTTCTGCCGTGATGAAGAGTTTGGATGTGATAAGTAAATTACGAAGAAATGTCCTATTCATTGTAGCGCATCTTTTCAGCGAAGGTAGCCAGTGAAAAGAAGGCTATGAAGGACCGCTTACGTGGGCAAAAAAGGAGAATGCAACATCTTGCAAGATATTTTCAGAGTTGATGTATTCAAATTTGCAAAGATGGATACCAATGCAGGAACATCCTCTGTACCTATGGCAAAACACTTCTCGGAAGAATCCCGAAAGTAAATAACAGCATATCTTTCACACTCAAATTCTTTCAATGTATCAATATCCGGTGTTTCGATTGTGATATTTTTACTACAATCAAACAATCTGCCGGAAGCAGAATCCGCACAAGTAGGAACGAAAGAAAAAGAATCAGCAAAAAAAACATACTCTTCTTTTTTCATTCTTCTGACAGGTTTCACTCTAATGATAACAGACAACTCTTTCATGATTTGATAAACATTTGATTATTAACAAGTTCGCCATACAGCGGACATTTTTACGCCATTTTGGGACAAAAAACATAGTTCGGTCGGTTGTTTTTTACTTGTTTTTTAACCTCTTTTTATATTCTCTCCGTACCTTTCGTTTCCGCATGTTCTCCCTCCAGCGATAGAAGTTTTTTAAGAGTGCATCTTCTGATACTGATTCAATACAATAAGAACACATAAAATGATTCACAACTTCCAAGTTGTTTAGTGGACGCCCATTCATATCATTCTCATCCATCGCTGCATGAAGTTCGCGGTTAAACATTCTCCGAATCTCCTTCTCTATCATTTTCACAGAATGAGGAGAAAGGTAGTTATACACATGAGGGTCTTTCCCTATTCGTCGTTCAGGAAGAATAAATGTCAGGTTACCATAATCTACAGGAGACTGATTTCGTTGCCGTTTGGCCATCAAGGTCCATATCGTGTGGTAAAGGTCCGTATTGTCCGGTATTCTGAACGCTTCTTCTGAACCATTATTGTACTTTCCACGTATGTACTCTGCCAAATATGGCTCAATATTAATACTTGTCGTAATCATATGATCCCTTTCTAAAACTATGTTTCATAATATTTTTCATTACTTTTGCTTCCAACTGTCCAACCGTCCAACGCACCCCTATTCAAAAACCTTATCTAATTAGTTATCAAACAACTATATTTCAAGCCATATAAGATAAGTCCCGTTGGATGGTGTCCTACATATCCAACATAAGGCTTTAAAGTGGCATTTTGTTGGACAAGCTCCAATTTTGTTTTGTTGGAATGTAGAAGAAGGTAAATCCAACACGTCCAACAGCGTCCTACAAAACAACAGTGTGTTGGATATATATATACTATTCTAAATTAATATATACTACTATACTACAGGCTATTACATTTTAAAAAGTTTATGCATGTTGGACTGTTGGATTGTTGGACGCGATGTTTTGAAAATTATCTTTTCAAAATTACCCTCTCCTTGTTTGGTCTTTCTTTAATTATAGGGGGTCCGGGGGATTGGTATTAGTAGTCATAATATGACAGTGTTAATCATAATCAAAAATGTCCGTATTATTATAAAAAGAATACTCCTCTACCGATGGGGTCAGCAGAGGAGTACAAATCAGATAATACATCGAATCAAAATGGTAAAGGTTGTTTGTTGTTGTCAACGGACTTAGAAGATAATTCATCACCGGAACGTCGCAAATCAATATCATATAATTCCAAAAATATTTCATAGTTCAAAGCAATACAACTCGAGTTAGTAAATTTCTTCTCAATCTTTCGAACCATAGTATTATCAACTGTTGAGCCCTCATTCACATCACTATTCTCAAATCCTCCTCTTGGTACCTCTACGACCTCATGCCAATTAAAGCGGCGGGTATGAACACATCCAATATAGCTTGGATGTGAGCGAAGATTCTGTTCGATAGTAGATTGTGTTGAGTCTTCATTATTATAAGAACTCCGGGCAAACTGTGTATAAATAGCACTTAAGCGCAAGAATAAAATTTTGGTTCCTGCTGGAAATGCGACTTCCTTCTTTTCTCCCCCAGACATTTTGATAGTTATTTTATCTGGAGTATCAATAACGAAATCTCTATTCTCCATTATGGATTTTGTGTCAATCATTACATCCATCGCTTTAAAGAAAGTAGCGAGCTTATCAGTCTTACTAATCAATTCAATCTGGAATTTAATCTTGGCACAAGCAATTTTGAAAAACTCCTTGTAGGAAAAGGGCAGATTCATAGAAGTATGGTTTTCAATCAATTTGCATGTCGCTAAAAAAAGAGATGCTGTTTTCATCAAACGATCTATCTCACCAGCATTCAGAAGTTCCGTCTTCAGTTCATCATAAGCTTGTTGCTTGAGTGTCCTGAAATGCTCCATAACCAATGGCCTAAGCTTCAATATTTCCAAAAGTACATTTGAAAGCCCTATTTTGTCAGGATCCTCGATATCTTTGAGCTGATTAAACATATCTACTTCCTCTTGAGTACGATTCTTGGGTTTAGGAACCTCACATACTATAATACGGGACATTAACGCATTGTCATCCCTTTGCGGTGTTTCCTGGCCACACAAGATAACAGGAGCATATACTTTATCATTTTCAATTTCTTTTCCTGATGTGCCTTTTCGTTTCTGTCGACCATCGCCATCATAAACAATTCCTTTTAATGCTTGGAACTTAACATCCGATATATCCTTATTGTTATACTCATCCAAGACCACCGGAACGTCTCTGAAGGTACTCATCAAAGTAGACATTGCAGCATCTGTACCAATATTCAGGTTAAAAATGGGCTCTTTCGGAGATATAAATAAAGAACGAATGGAAATTGCAATTTGTGTTTTCCCTGAAGACATAGGCCCCATAAAGAAAGGAGCTGTAAACAACCGATCAATACAATGTATGTTACTGCGAAACGCACACATTATAGCAAAAAGAATGGCCCATTTGCCATTATCATTAATCTTATACACCTGATCCATTAATGAAGCCCATTCTTCAAAATTACATTGTTTTTCGATTGGAATATCTTTATAGACCAACTGTGAAATAAGTTCATATTTATCTGATTGGCGTCCAGAACCTGCGTATATAGTAGAGAATGCAGGCAGATAATAGTTCTTATTATTATGAGTTACAACACCGAGCTCATTGACTGGTTCAAAGCGGGGTTGTTCATCCACAACATGAAATATCCCATTGGAGAAAGCAAAAAACATATTATCCTCCCGGCGAGAAGCTCCATCGATTTGCTGATTGCCATAAGTTAGAATCTCCGAACAAGTAATAAAATGCCGGGACATATATTCTCGTATTTTAGTCCAGTGTTTTTCTTCTCCGGACGTAAAGTTCACAGCCTCCAACTGGATCAATTCTTCTTCGATTGTTGCTTTCTTCAAAAGTGCCCTGGACGGAACCTCGATATACAATGGAGTCTTATAATATCTACGATTTATTTTGAGGACTCGCTTATTGGCATCTTTATCATCAGAATAAATATGAAGTAAAGGAGTCATGAAAAAGTCCGCTATTTGCAAATGACCTCCTTTCTCTTGACGAAACATATAGCAGATCGGCTCCCCCTCCTTATTCAATTTGGGATAAAAGCCGCACTGTTTATACATAGCACTGTATTCAGGATTATCATCCACATAAGCAGGCAATTCATTCGGGTCATACTCTTCTTCCTCGTCATCAGTCCGCTGCGCATTAATAGCCATTCGTGATTTCCGTTTGGCCAGATATGGTTTTAAAATCTCGTTAAAGTCAGTCTTACTAAGTAAAAGGTGTTCATAAAAGAATTTAGTATTTACTATCCGAACAGAATCCTCCGCATAACTAATCAAATCAGCACAACGTTCTATGAAAGGAGTACTTTCACCCGGATAGAGTTTTAAAAATGCTTTATGCAAATAGACATAATACTTTATAAACGTATAAACCTTATCCGTCCGCTGGACTTCCCGATTATACCCTTCTTCATCTTCTTCCTCCTCCAATGGCTGTTCTTCTTCAGGAACCGTCACCGTTATATTTGTCATACCGGCACGATACAACATAGATAAGGCTGAAAGATAATCCGATTCGTCACCATCTTTATTAATAGATAGCCCTTTACTATCCGTGGTAAAAAAGGCACATTCACGACGTATTGCCTGAATATCTGTTGCTGTCGGAACACCGTTTAGAAATAAAACAGGAGTATCTCCATATAATTTAAGAAACAAATCAAAACATGATGTCAGCACACAAGGTTCTCCTTCACGACGTACTTCTTTAATTAAATCAAGACCATATACCCCCGATTTAATACTCTCTATTTTAGGAGCCTCTTTTACATTTCGAAGAATATCACGTATTTTGCGTTCTATAATTTCTGTATTCAGCTCAAACTTTGCTGACATTTTTCTAATATAATTCAAGCGCAATGTTTCTGATGAGATACAAGCAATCAAATTACAAATTGTATTAAGAGCTCGCTCTTTCGCCTCTGGTTCATCAAAATCTTTTTCAAAAATACCGGCAAAGTACGTAGCAAAATCAGCCCTCCGATTCATTAACCACTTAGCAGTGTTCTCTTTTTCTTCAGAAGCGATATTATCAGGATCCTTTCCATAAGGTAAAAGCACGCATTGAACAGTCAACCCTGCTTTCAGGAGTAGTTCACAATTTCTAATCGAAGCTTTTAAGCCGGCATCGTCAGGATCATAAACAAGAGTTACATGCTGAGTGAACCTAGATATCAACTTTACTTGCTCTGGAGTGAGTGCGGTACCTGAACCGGCAATCGTATTTTCAACACCTGCAGCATGCATCGATAATACATCAAATTGCCCCTCAACCAAATAAGCATTATTCATGCGTCCAATAGCCCCTCGCGCCTGTAACAGTCCAAATATTTGAGCTCCCTTTTTAAATACTGGAGTATCACCTGTATTATGATATTTACCAGCCTTGTCCTTAGGGACTACAAATCGACCGGAAAAGCCTGTCACATTACCGTTCAAATCAAAAAATGGAAACATAATACGGTCACGAAAGTTATCATATACCCGACCGTTCTCTGTTTCCTTTAGGATATCAACCTTTGTTAATACAGCTTTGGAATAGCCAGCATTCAGCATTTCTTTAACAGCTAGATTTCCTTCAGGAGCATAACCGATAGCAAAGTCTTTAATAACCTTATCTGTCAGACGAAAACCACGTTGGTCCAAGTATTGTTGTGCTTTTGGAAGATGCTTCTGAAAGAATACGACCGCTCCCTTCAATGCGATCCGCATCGCTTCAATATCTTTTGCTTTACGCATTTCTTCGTCAGTAAGCTCGCGGTGTTCCAGTTCAATACCCGCTTTCCTGGCACACCATTCTATTGCTTCAGCAAACGACATATTCTCATGTTCCTGGACAAATTGAATAACGTCCCCTTTATGATCGCATACAAAGCAATTATAAGTTTGCCTGCTTGGACTAACAAACATCGAAGGATGACTGTCATTGTGAAAAGGACAGACGCCAACGAAATTAGATCCACTTCTTCTTAGAGAGACAAATTCAGAAACCACATCTACGATGTTCAGTGCTGATTTAATCCGGTCAATTTCCTCTTTACTTATCATAATTATTATTCATTAAACATACTTAATTGCCTTGCCTCGAACGCCTCTTGGAGAGTAAGTCCAAAATATTCGGAAAGCGCAATGTATTCTTGTTGTGTAACCTGTTTGCGACCATAATAAATATCCCAGAACCGCATCTGGTTAATGTTTACTTCGTGATAAAATTCTCGTGTAGGAGAAAAATTCTCCGGATGACGGAACTTAAGACGTAACATCTCTTGAACTAAGTTCCTTTTCACAGTCTGGCCAACAACGATCTTTTTTCGGTGCATGAAAAGTTGGACTGCCAATGGTGACCGCCCGACATACTCGGCCATTTCCTCCAATGTTTTCTTACCTGCGTTTTCCCGCACATAATTTTCTTCTTCTTGCTTCCATTTCCCATTGTTCATACGATTCTTTCCTCCATACTTGGGTAAAATCTTCATTAAACTCATATTCTGGATGCCTGTATATATAAAGACAGCAGAATTTTATAAATAACTCCTGATTCTCCGATGGTACATCCAGCACGTCATAGTATCTGTTGACTCCCAATTTATCAAGTGATGCATTCACAAGAGCTTCAAATTTGAAGAATTCTTCCGGACCTAGAAGAGACAAATACTCATAGATCCAAATCCAATTAATTATCTTGAATTTTTCTAAACTCTCCCTCATGGTTATTGCATTTGTTTTTCAGAATCCTTCTGTTTATTAAACTCTACAATAGTAAGTAATGGTAAATCATATCGCTGTTGCCGAACATTAGAATACAAAGAGAAACAACGACCTACAGAATCCCATCTAAACTTTTTTTCTTCAATAACCATCTGCCGGTTCCCTGAAATAGTTACTTTCTTCGGTATCTTGATTCTCCCCTCAATTTTACGAATTTGAGAGTCGTTATCTTGTACCACTTTGTCAATGCTATACCCACATGATACCATAGCCTGTTCAAAAATTTCTTTCTTGTACATTATTAAAATATTTTTACCATTAAATAAAATAATAAGATACCTGTTGTATTACCAAGGTAATCTGCTAATAAATCCCACCAGCACCAATGGTTGCCAGGTGCATTTTTATCCCCATATTCTTTTCCCAAGCTCAAGCCTGTCGCAGCAAAGAAACCAGAATGAACAGCACAAGTTACATTTTGAGTATAAGAATATACCAAAAGAGCTGTGAAATAACACACAATCAGGTTTACCATATAATGCTGTAGTTTATCTTTTCGAATTTTCATTATTGCATAGATTTGAATCAACAAAAACATGAATTAAATTCCCATCAATATCTTTCATAGTCTTACAGGGGCACGTCCCTTCACAATAACATGTGCATGTTGTATTACACTCTTCAGTGCATACTCGCCCAATTACTGTATGCGGTATATCTTTATCTATCAACCCTCCTAATTCATCTCTATTGTTCATAATGAATATTTCATCATGAATCTCAATTGCTAAATATCTCATATCTATTTCGTTTTATGTGGATTTTATCGGCTAATTCTGCTATTTCCATATCCCAACGCAGTTTTTTTATCATTTGATAAGCAACTCTATCAGTTAGCCAAAGGAGTATATTCATTTTTATTCTTGTTTAAAACCATTCAACACTAATACATTTCTTGCAACAAGGGCATACAACCCAAGAGCCTTCCCGTTGGTCTGACTTTATATCAGGTCTTTCATATTCAAAAATGCAATCGCAATTAGAGCATTTCTGCTGTTTGCTTTTTATCGGCTTTTTACCTTGCTTAATTATTTTCATATCTTATTTGTTATGAATTAACCTTCATTCGACAAATACAACTTCATCCCCTTTTTAGTCAAACCTAATACGTGAGTATCGTCCGCCCATTCGTTGGCAATTCGCATGTAATCAGCTGGGCAGCCATTGTGCATTTTGACTGTATATTCACCGTCCGGTGGCATAGAATCATCCCCATATCCAGCCACAAGTTTCTTATCAAAAGCCATCAAACAACCGTAGCAATTAGCAAAGTAAATACCTGCCTTTTCGCATTCCTTATATGCTTTCTTTAGCTTTTTAAAAGCCTTTTTTTGCTCGGCTGTTAGTTCACAGACCGAATATAAATTATAATCCATAATGTTCCTTTCTTTTTAGTTATACGCTAAGTTTATTTCCTCTACGAGTATTCCATTCTTGCTCTACATTGGATATAGCTTCCATTATCTTACCGAAAAGGCGAGCTGGAATTTCATCGCAACAAGGATCTATAAAAGATACACACCCTTTTTCATCTATTTTATACCGTATTAAAAGCTGCTTACGGTCATCTGCTTTTTTCTTTCTACTCATAATTATCTTGTT